GTCGTAGTTGATCCGCAAGGTCAGGCATGAGGTCTGGTTTGGCTTTGCCAGATAAATCCCTGTCAATGTCAATGGCTCGGACGATACCTTCTGCATCAGGATTGTGGTCAGAAGGACGTGCTTGATGACGAGTGTCGCCAATCCAGCCGTCTGAGGTGCGATCTCTATCTGGGTAACTATCATCGACCTGTAGCCTTAACTGTTGCCCAGCTTTGCATAACTTTGGAGTCATGCCAATAGCAGTTTAGCTTCATCGGCTGTAATGCCGAGCTTCTCAAGAAGTGCAGCCTTAGCAGTTGCGTCGGCTTCTGCCTTAGCATCTTCCTCAGCCTTCTTCTCAGCTGCTAGTTCTGCCTGATAAGCAAGTTCTGCAACCTCAGCGTCTGTGAGTTCAATGATTGACTCCACGCCTGTCTCGCAGTTGATTTCGATTCGTGTTGGATTAGGCATTTTTTACTCCATATAGGTAGGCGGTTGAATATTGGACAAATGTTCCCCCAGTAGGGGCAAGCGAAATTGATGTTATGGCTGCGCTGTTAGACCAAAGACCAGCAGTCAGACCTGCGACTGCGCCTGCGGCGTTGTTCTCTGTAACTGTATCTGCGCTCATAGATTTATTGTTAGAGGATAAATAATTAGGCACATAGATTTCACCATTGGCAAAAGTCGAGGCTGTTGCGCTTCCTTGCACTACATATTCAAGGGCAAAGTAACTGCCCGAGTTTGTTGCGCTTGCAGCGCTTGAACCTGTGCCATAAACAACGCGCTCTGTATAACCGCTACTACTTGAATTAAACTTAATTATCATACCGCCATAAGCGTATCCTGACTGACTATCCCTTAAGGAATACTTTACAACCAAATCAGTAAAAGTAGATGCAATAGAAGTAAAGTTAATAGAAGCAACCCCACCTGCACCAACAGTAGAAGAAGCGATAAGTTCAAAAGTGTTTGCCATTATGCCGCCGCGATTCCATATAGGGTAAAGGTTGAGCCAGTTGCGTAAGTGCTGCTTGGATTGTTAATTTTGATTGATGTAATAGCAGCAGTTGAACGCCAAAGAGATACGGCAGCACCCGCTAAACCTGCACCATTGTCGCTAAATCTTGATAATATAGTTTTATATGTTGTTGTATTACTATAGTTTTGAAAATTAAGTTCAAAAAATGTAGGAATAGTGGTACTTGAAGATAAACCATAACCGCCCAAAATATTTCCGTAGTTACTTGTGCGACCACTTAAAGCAGAAGTTCCATTTCCATAGATATTCGTCCAAGAATAATTACTTGCAGAATCATTGTTTACGGTTAATTCCATAGCAGAACCAGCGCCCGTTGGTAATACGCTCATAATTAAACGCAAATCTGTATAACCAGAAAATGAAGAAAATGTAATTGTTGCCGCTGCGCTTCCCAAAGTAGTAGTCGCAATCGGGGTGTAAGTTGAACCTGCTGCCATGATTTACCCCTTTATCCCGTAGAGCGCGAATGATGAATACTGCAAGAAGTTTGCGCCTGTCTCTAGCGTGAAGTCGATGGAAGTAACCGCTGCGGTATTACGCCAACTGCCAGACTGTAGATTAATCTCATCGCCCGTTCCTGATGCGTTGCCATTAAAGCCAGCAAGTGAGCGGACTGTCTTATATTTGTTTGTATTCTGGTAATCCAGTAAATCAATAACGCCACCAGCAAAATCGTTTGCAGTTACGTTTGTTCCAGCAACAACGCCAGCAGGTGCGAATGAGTAGTTAGCACCACCATAGGCAAAGGCGCTGCCACCATTGCCACCGAGATAATGCCCTGAGTAGTTAGAAGCTGAGTCGCTATTGAAACGAGCATAAAGAGAAGCAACTGTATAATCACTTCGAGAGCAACGAGCTAAATAGCGGATTTGTAGGTGCTTGAACGTGGACGGGATTGACGTGAACGAAATCGTCGAAACGCTTGAGCCAGCCGTATAAGTCGCGATTGACTCATAAGAGGTTGGGCTAACTGGAGGCGCGCCCTCGCTAAAAAGCCCTGAGATTACATTGAGCATTAAGCGATGCCACCTACGACGTACCAAGTATCTGTTGCGGTCTTGATGCAGACCGCTGTCTTGTATTGTGCCAAGGTTGGAGAAGCTGCAACTGCACCTGCTGAAAGGACTGTGGTAGTGCCAGAGGTGACTGCTGAGATTGTTACCGCTCCTGCGCCCTTGTTAAGAATAGTAATGGCTGTGCCTACTGGGAACGCTACTGAGGCATTTGTAGGAATCTTGAAGGCTACTGCTGTTGCTTTATTCATAGGGACTAGGACTTGGTACTGATCCGCTAGGACTGCGGTGTAGTCCGCTGTCTGGTCTGAGCCTACTGTAAAGGCGGTTAGCGAGTTATAGATTGCCGCTGTTAGTACGTCGCCTGTGGTGACTGGAAAGGTTGCCATGTTGCTCCTAGTAGCTCAATGTAGATGTGCCGATTATACCGTAAGTGCTGCTTCCAATGATGAAAGCATCGAGGATAGGCTCAAGAGTTGTAATTGAGACCGTCATCTTGTTGGGTGTTATATCCCATGCAAAGCCTTGCGCTTGCAGGGTTTTCACAATCGTTGAACCTTCTTGGGTCACGTTTGTAATCTGTAGGTTGTCGAAGTAGTCCAAGCCAATCATTGTGTCGGTTGGTACTGCTGGGTCTAATAAGTCCACAGTCATCTCGTCGATGCGGATTGTGGTCTCTTTGCGAGTGTTTACATAGTTGCCAGCAATGCCAGCAACGATGGTATCTGTCTCAGCAATGAGGTTCTCTTGAGTCAAGCCATGAGGGAAATACTTATCGATAGAAGTCTGGCTATATACGTTTTGTGCTGTACCGCCTACGCGGTTGAACTTCACGTCATTGATGATGAGTTTGTCGTCGAAGGCGTACTTGACTGAGCGGTAAGGGATACCTGTGGTCTGATTGAACTCTGTGGCAGTAGCAGCAAGGGTTGAAGCCACCTCAGAGCGAGACTTAAAGATTGCAGTTCCGTCTGGGCTCATGTAGAACGCGCCTAAGCCTTCCGAGAATTCTGCGTTCTTGACGGCTTCTAGGGTGGTGCGGATAGTTGCAGGATCAGCAACGCAGGTGGTTACACCTGTCGCGATGGTGCGCATAGAAGCAGGCCATTGCACGTCATCAAGAATCTTGCCAATGCGTGTGCCAGTTGTCTGGCCTGCTGGAGTGTCTGCAATAGTTCCCACGTTAGCCATCTGGAGAAGGCGGAAGCCGTCTGTGCAAAGAATATCGACATAGGCAGTCTCTTGCCCTACAGGAAAGGTGTAGCGATAATCATTGACGTAGCCAGAGAATAGGAAGTGTTCTGCGGTTGCTGTCGTTGCTGAGATGCGCAGCTTACGCAAAGGCGACAAGTAGCCTGCGTACGGAGAATCTGGGTTCTGGGGGTTGAAGTTACCCTGCGGATCAAGAACGCGGACAATGGCTGTTCCAGCCTCGTAAGTGTCCTTCATGATGTTGCGACCACGACGAATTGATATTGAGTAAACGTCAGGCGTTAAATCAACTGTAGGGATAACTACATCAGATGAGCCAAAGCGGTTTACGCCAATCACGCCGTTGTCGGGTGAACCTATGACGAACCCTGCTCCGAATGTTGCACCAGAGCTAAAGTCGAACGAGACTGCTATCTGTGCAGGTAGGCTCACTCAAAGCCACCTGTGCGTCGATTGACGTAAGTCTGGTTTCCAGATGAAAGGCTTTGCTGCATAAGGTTCTTAGCGATTGTGTTGGTCAAGTCTCCGTCGCCTGTAATCTTTAGCTCGATTACCTGTGGACCTTGGACTGGTCCTGTAGGAGTGCCGTAAGTACCAGTAGGGGGTGGCGTAAAGCCCGTTACGGGCACATTGGTAGTCACGTTGCTAGAGACTCCTACGCCTGATGCGGCAGCCGCTGCTGCTGTACCTGTAGGAGCATTGACTGTCATGTTAGCAATCTGCTTTGCCTTTTCAGCAATCATGTCAAGATAGGCTTCCCATGAAGCAAAAGGATTCTTGGCTGCTGGAAGGCTTGCTAGTTGTCGAGCAATCTGCTCACCTAGCCCTTGAGCCTTGGCTAGTTCATATGTTAGACGCTTGGCTTCTTCTTCATTACCTAGGAGTAAAGCAAACTGTAGTTCAAGGCGTTTGCGATCTTCATCAGATACCTTGCCCTTGAGTGCAGCGATAATCTGAATCTGCTCTAGGTCAAAAATCGTGCCAGCCTTTTTAAGTGCTGTCTGCTTCTTTTGTTCCGCTGTTGCAGCCTTCTGAGCTTTGACAATCTTTGCGTTGGCTTCTGCTTGCTTACGTTGTGACTCAAGCAAAGCCTTCTGTGAGGCTGTAAGTTCTGGAGTCTTTTCTTCTTTTCTTAAAGCCTGACCCTTATCAGCTGCTCGCTTAACTCCAGCCAACGCGCCTGTGTGTGTAGCCAGCCAGTAAGCGGCTTTAAGCAAGTTCTTAATAATTGGATTGTCTAGTAACTGCTTTACATAATAAGCAGTACCAGTAATGACATTAGCAATACCAGTTGCGAGCTTGTCAATGGCATCTGTGACAGTTGTAATGCTTCCCTCTGCTCCACCTGCAAGGATTGTGAAAGCATCAAGTAAGCCTTTACCGATTGTTTCTTTAGCATTAGCAGAAGCAACAGTAAGAGCGTCCATTTTACCAGTGTAAGTATCGAGGTAAGCCGCGTTAGCCCCAGCGAACTGCTTGTTGAGTGCAGCCATAATCTGTTCAAAGGACATGGCGGCAAGTTGAGCCTTGGTAAGACCTAAGCCGTATTTCATCAAGCCGCGAGTATTACCTACATAAGCAAGAGCTAAGTCATTAGCGACTGTTGCTAAATCAAGACCTGACCCGCGAGATATATCCGTTGCCTTAGTGAGCAAGTCCTGAGCATAGGTAAGTGATCCAGTAGTGGTAATCAACTTCTGTAACGATGGACGAAGAATGTCATCGAGGATATTAGAACTAGCCTCTAGGCTTTGAATGAACTTCTCATTCTGAGCAGTAGCAAAAGCCAGACCAAGATTGTTAAGAGTGTTGGCTAGCTGCTTGGCTGCCTTCTCATCGTCTGCAAAAGCCTTGACTGCAGCCTTACCAAAAGCAGCAATGGCTGTAACGGATAGAGCAACACCTAGGCTCTTGCCTAGTTTCTTTGCTGACTTTTCAAGACTTGTGGTGGCTTTGTCGGCTTCCTTAAAAGCCTTCTTACCCTTAAACTCGGCGGCTAAGTCAATTCTTAAATCTGCCATTAGACCTTATCCTTCATCGAGTCAAACTTGTCTTTAGCCTTAAAGATTGCCTTTACGACTCCATCTTGCGCCTTGCCACGATCTTCTTCAAAGGCTCTAAAGATTGCACGACCGCGAGTTTTTTGAGTATCGCCTTTGATTGAACCGCCAAGCCGAGGGCTAAAGTTTCCAGTCACGCCAGACTTTCGTCCTGCTGTTTCGTAGATAGCACCAGCTGCGGACTTGTTAAAAATAGAAGCAAGAGCCTGAAAGCCATTGCGATTAGGCTTGCTTGGAGTTGCCTTGTAAGTAATGCCACGACGCACAATGCTTTGGTCATAATAACGCGTAGCCCAGCGACCGCCAGCGTTAGGACGCTTAAGCCAACCGCTAGGAGCATCTTCGTTGCTTGGCACGAATCCGCGAGCATTGCGAACTACTGGCTTGAGGAATGAAGCAATTTCTTTTGTCACTTCTTTTGCCAAAGTAGGTTCAACAATAGCCAAGGCTTTTCTAAGAGCGACCGCGCCTTGCAGCTTTACTGGCATTGTCACGCTCCTTCGCTATGTCCTTGAGAACTTCTACATGTGCCTTAAACGCCATCGAAGGTAGTTCTACGATGGTTTGGAAGGGAACTCCGAACTCGTAGCTCAAGCGAGCCGCGAGATAGGTGAGGGAGTTCCTATCCAGCCTTAAGCTAAAGGGTCAGACTCTAAGACCTCAACTGACTTGAGAGTCTCAAGGAACTGTTCCCCGAAAGGCTTGACTGTTTCACCCGAACGTCGAATTGCTTCCCAGCACAGCCAGTAAACGTCTGACTGCTTCTGATCTTCGATAAGAGCTTTGTGAAAGCCCTTCTTGGCGTATTGCTCGAAGGCGTACTCAATCAGCGGAGTAATCTCGTACTCTGTTACTGAGTTGTCAGCCCTTGTTACCTTTAGCTTTGCCATTGTTAGCCCCTTAGTTAGTTATTAGGAAGTTGTTACAGCGATTGTACCTGATACGTTCCAAGTTACGCTCTGAGTACCCAAGTCACCAACTGCGCCGTTAATATCGGTTGTGTTGTTTACGAGTGCTGTCATTGTGTAAAGTGGGTTGGTCGCAGATACAGCAGATGAAGTCTGCTTAACTGTTACTGTGACGTTTGTTCCCCATGCAGCTTGCAAAGTCTGAAGGACGTTTGCTGTCGCTGTGTCGTTGAGGAAGTCGATTGTGATAGATGAGGCTTCAAGTCCCTTAACGAACTTGTGACCTGAGTCACCCATTGCTGTAACTTCGAGTTCATCGAAAGTGCGGTTGAGCGTTACTGATGTAACGTGGTTTGAGAGGTCTACCGCATTAACAGTAAGAACTACTCCATTGTTTAGAAATACTGCCACGGCTTATTCCTCGTCTTTCTTGGTAGTTGGTTTTGGTG